CGAGCTCTATATCGAAGCATGGCCACTTCATCCCATGATGTGCGTCTGGAAGCTACAACTCTTGCCTCTCAGGCTCTGGCTGATGAGGCTAATCGCACCCAAAGATCGATTGCATCAGTGTGTGAGAGGTCAGCCACAGCATGGGCTGATGTGAGATTCCTTCCTGTCAGAACAGTAGCAAAGCCAGCTGATATTGTTCTATCACCAAGTGATAAGAGCTCACAGAAAGCACCCGAATTTTCCCAGGATGACCTTGAAGATTGTAGAGCCTGGGCTAGGGGAGAAGGGCCTGATAGGCAACCTGATTTCTCTAAAGAGGCTCATACGGTTAATGATGCAGCAAATCATTTGCGTGGTGAGGGTGGTCTAAATACCAAGAAGGCTATCAAGAGATTTGAGAGAGTTGTCGCACTTCATGAGGCGTTTGAGGCTCGATATCCTGGATTATCCCCAGAAGAAATTCCAGAGGATGAATTGAGAGAATTTGTTCTAAATACTCCTGGAGCCCGATATCTGGTTGGAACAGAACCAAAGTTGGGAGAGTTTCATAAGAAAGTCACCAGAATCTTCTATATGGCTGAGCAGGAGCTTAAAACGATAACACAGATTGCTGAAAGAGTAGCACGTCAAATTTCAAGGAAGCAGAATGGAGTCTCAATTGTCAAGGGATATTCTGGTAGGAGACGAGATTTGGAGCAATTTGCGGCTGCTGTAAGTGGCCCAGATGCTGAAAAGCAATCAATTTTTGTGTCCTTTGACATGTCAGAGTTTAGCAAACGATTCCCAATGGCTCTTGTTAGAGAATATGGTAAAATCTTAGCTGAGGTTACTGGTGAGGCATGGATGGCCCGACTAGATCTTGTTTTCAGGGCTGCGGTTGTAATCCATAATACACGAGGGTTCTTTGACTGGCTTTCAGGTGTGAAGGGTGGATTTGAGGGGTTCCTAAACTTTGTGTGGTCGTCAATTCATGCTGCTATAATGGAAGTAGCTCTTAAGTCCACTGGGCTTAGCGGCATGATCCTGACTTATTCTGATGATGGACTCTTACTTTTCTACTCCCCAGTGCAACATAATCCACGTGATAATTATGAGAGAGTTATGAGGATTCAAGCTACATATGCGAAACATGGGCTAGTCTTTCACCTGGGGAAAACTATGGTTAGTAGTGAAGTTTGGGAATATCTTGGGGATATGTGCCACAATGGACATTTGCTACCAATGTGGTTCAAAGAGATTACGTCAGCTGGGGTGCTAAAGAGCTCTAGAGGACTATCCCCTCTACGAATGAGAATATCATCCTTCGAGGGCCAAGTATCAGCAGCTGTAGCAGCAGGGGCTAATCCCATCTCGGCTTATATCCTCCTGAGGTTTATCTGTGCAACTTATCTCTCAAATTTCATGATGAATGATGATAATCGAGCTACGGAGGCTCTTCTGATAACTCCAGTTGCTCTAGGTGGGATGAGAATTAGATCTCCGATGGAACTATGTATGGGATCTGATATTGACGTCGTTGCCGAGTACATAGCTGATTTGGAGGGTTTGGCCAGGATGGATGCTCCATTGTATAAAGCTATAGCTGCCCACTTGCAAGTGGTAGTGAATGGTGTGAAGCCATCAGCATCTCGAGTCCTCATGGGAAGTCTTCTTGCTTCATCCCTTCCTGATACGAGCGGGATTGGTGTTCTCATGGAGGCAATTGAGCTGATCAAATCTACTGTCCCTGCATCATTATCGGGAGCTATTGGGTCTCATCCGATCACTCCTGTTGTAGATCGCCTGGTGACAGACGCCCTACACTCAGTCGAGAATATTGACCATCGAGCACTCTCGAGTCTCACTATGTCTCTACCTCCATGGATCAAGTTCACAAAGGCAATGGCACTTGTGAGAGGATCTGGAGCTATCCGACTTATTCGAAGGGGTGATCTTAGACGGCTGCAGGCTGATGATAGCAAGAGATGTAGAGAAGCGTTTAGCATATGGCGAACAGCGATCAACTCTGGTGAAGCTCTCACATCTACGCCTTATGAAGCTGTTACAAGGATTGTGGCAAGAATAAATCAAGGGTTAAACCTACACCCTCTTAAGCTTTCGATCAGGAGTGTCCTCAGTCTTGATAGAAATTCAGGAGTGCCTGTTATTCAAGTTAGGTATTCTCCCCATAGTATGAAGAATCCCTGCGCCTTAGATTATGTAGAGCCACGAGTGCAATTTCCATCAGACAACTCAGCTCTCCATTGGTTTTCCGAAGCTACTGGTGATGTTGAGATCTCCTCAGCTAGAAAATTTCAGGCTGTCTGTGCATCATTTCTTTCGTATTCTCCAGAGTCTCTACCATTTCTCAGATTTTTGGGCAACATCTTTAGGACGCCCGTACCTACATTACCCCCCGGTGTTACACGTGCCTTCCATAGGCGAACAGCACAAAGAGGTGTGGCTACTGATGTACGAGTCACAATGCCAAAGGCTTTTTGGGCTCTCTCGACAGTGAATTACGTTGGTGAAGCACTTGGAAGAGTGAGGACTCTTAGGAGAGCAGATCGAGTGACGCATCTTGAGGGAGCTCGAGTTCTTGCATACTTTGCTTCTCTGAAGGATCGAAGCACTGGAGCACAAGTAAGCACAGATGTGAAGATATATACTCTGTATGGAAATACAGATGCTCTATCTGAGAATTGCGTCAAACGGGAGATGATGATGCTTGAGATCCCGATGCACCCATATCCTGACCTCGATGTGGATATAAGGACTCAAAATGAATTCCAAGCATCTATCAATGAGGCCCTAATTACCGTTGAGAATCAGGAATCCTTTGAAGAGATGACATGGAATGTGGCTGATGATGATATTGAGGACCTCACTGCTGTTATCATGATATCTATCAATGGTTTGACTAGGTGGATCCACGATGTAGTGCTCTCAGGATCGTCTGCGATTCTACCAATGAGGGCATTGCCTACAGCACCTCTACTCAGATCTCTTGTTCTGAGGAAGTCTATTGCATCAGCCATGTGGCATACTTTGGACCCTAGGATTAGAGGTCTTGCTGGATCTGCATTGAGAGATGTGGCTGCAGCCAGGGGACAAGGTCCTGTCCAGTTGAGACCTGAAGTTCAGGAGGCATTGAATTATGCTCGACAGCACCTAGATGCTATCTTTAGAGTGCTATATGATCTAGGTCACGGTGTCATCAACTCAGGAGAGCTAGATAAAGCAGTTGATGATCTCCGAGATATCGTTGGAGTGATCTCTGAGTGCGTATTATCGACTAGTGTGTTTTCACAGGATAGGGTGGTTGTGGTGCGACCTGCAGCTAGTCATCCTGGTCATATGACAGATGCACATAGAGTCGCATTCAGGAAAGTGTTTTCAGCTTCTGTCACTGCCCTAGTAGCAGCTATGCATGGAGCTCAATGGGATGTAGAGATTGTACCTGTACTCGTTGGATTGAATCTAAATCCTGATGATGTGCTTGACTGGTTGAATGTATGCCGCCCACTTTTGCGTGCAAGTTCACACAGGACTACTCACCACCCCTACAATAGAACATCAGCTATTATCCAGATGACAAAGTTCTATACACAACTGAGGAATATCACCAATCTGGGTATTGCTAATCAGGATCAAGCTCTCACTTACATCCGCACCAATCCACTTACTCCACATCAGAGAGCTCAATTGCAGAGGGAGTTGGAGAGAGGGAGAGAGCCTTTGGGTGATGATCATAGGGCAATGCTAGCTGCTCCACTAGATGAAGAAGTACACAATCGATTTATGCAGCACTTTAGGGAAGCCCAACGTGGGAGGAGATATGGAACATATCGCAATGACACAGTACCGATAACAGTTCAGTGGCTGAGACCTGGCCTCACAGCTTACTATGAGATGATCATCCTCAGAGTAATTGGGTTGACTATTGAGGTCCCCACTTCATTCGTGAATCAGGTTGAGGCGATGCCCCATTTTGCACCTTATGCTACCACATTGTTGTCAGGTGTGAGAATGGTGGGTGACCATTTTTCAGGAGAGGAGATCGCTGATGGGGTTGTAGAAAGGGCTCAACCTATAATGCAGCTCCTGAGTGCTCATATTGGGAACTTCTGTGCTAAATCAGGGCTCACGGGACTGTCAACAAGGGATACTGATCCAATGTGGCTGAGGTCAATTTTAGTCAACTCAGGCTACTATGATGCAGATGGAGGCCGTATTAGGAGACCAATGAATCAACAAGATTGTTCTGCTATGTTTACCTGCAGAAGGTTTCGAGTAGCTGATGCTGCTTTTGCAACATTTGTTACTCTCTCCAGAGTTGGTGTCTCATCTATGTCACTGATCAAGAACCCTCGAGATAACTTGTACTATTTAGTAGGAGTCTTTGCACCACGCCCTATCAACCAGGTTGCAGAAGATGATGAACACCTAGACATTGAGTCTGATGAGCCTGTTGATGCTTTTATCCCAAGTGTCACGTTTGTAGCGGAAGCTGAGTTGACACAACATTCTCTAGGACAGTTGTCGAGGCGATTGGCAGG